TCTTCATTGAACATGGTATGTCAAGATAAACCCGCGATTGTGTAGACACTCTAATTTGTGCCGTGTCCGAAGAGGGACTGTCAGAGTTTGTCGGAGCTTCAACGATGCAATCAGTCTCGACTTCAGGATAGTCGTAGCCAAATGCACGAATATATGCACCTGATACCCTACCCTCAAGGTCCAAACATGTGTCAATTATGCACCCTGCACCTCCGGGTACCGTAACCTTTGGAGGTTTCTCGTAACCATTACCTGGATCAACGATCTCAACAGAGGTCACTGCATTGAAACAGTAGTCACGCTCTGATGATATATCATCCAGCCTAAAGATTGTATTGGCTCGTGAACCATACAGGCTAAAGATATCACCATTAGGATCACGTACGTTAGCACAGCCTACCAGTGGCAGAGGGTAACGAGCTTCCCACCATGATTGTGTCAAGAAGCTGTAGCAGAGCTGGCGTGTCGGCCACTCCCCTTCACCATCCTCGTAGAACCTCACGCTCACACGAAGAGCTTGGTTGTTATGGTCAGCTTGTACTGTGTACCACGTCGATTTCGTCCAATCGATCTTGTTCTCAAATATCTGTGTAATGGGAGAACTAATAGGCGTGACTTCGCCAGACGACTCTACCATGTATACGCCATCAGTATCCATGACATACAAGACACCAGCGTACTCATCCCACGTGCGTTGATTCACACAACCACGATAAGCCGTAATGGCAATATTGGCATCGATCAAAGGCTGTTTGACAAAGGACAAACTGTGATAAACGTGTGACTGCATCACTGCCATGTGATCACCATGCGGAATCAATGCAGTGATATGATCCTGACTCTTGATGTTCGTCTGCAAGATCAGATCGTTTGTCTCAGGCATAGACTCTGGTTCGTCTACCTCTGAGTAATAGATTGTGTTCTTGTCAATGTAATCAACAGGATCTTCTCCAGATCCCGTGTCTCCAGCAACAAACACCCTGTCTTGGAACATAGTGGCACATCGGAAACGATTCGGTGGGATGCCAAACCGGTTGGCATTCAGCTCACCGTTGGCTAGCAGGATCGGCATGGCAAGCATGTCCGGCCTGTCAGCACTCATTAGCTCATCATCTGTTAGATCATCGACATAGGTGCCGGTAGATAGCGTCCAGTCTAACTTTGCCACTCTGTATAACGTGGTGGACTGGTTAGCGGTTGATCTCCATAGCTCTATTTGAAGCTGCCGACCATCTGTTCGTTCAGTGGTGGCTGGCAACGTCCACTTGATAGCTCCAGCTCCTGCCTGCGTCTCCTCATTGGTACCGTTACCCTCTGTCTCAGTTGTGTTTATTTCACAAAGCTCTGATAAGTTACTAGGTATCGGTCCACCACGAGTTGGCTCAGTAGTGTCAACAAACCTGGTATAGCACTGATACTTGCCACGAATATGAGCACGAGTAATAGCAGTGACACTGGCTCCACCGGATATAATTTTGACTTCAGGCTCTTGCGTGTACGACCCACCTTTAACAACCTCCACGCTTTCAACAAAGCCTTTTGTAACGGTGCCAGATCTCGTAGCAGTTCCAGTTTTTGTTGTTCCCTGTGCTACACCACCAGTACCATATGTGTCGTCAATGTCTAGTATCGGACGACCTACATAGTCCGCACCTTCTTCCTCTACAACAATCTCTTTAATGCTGTAGAAAGTACCACCAAGAAACTTATTAGCAGGAGCATCAGGATTACTTCCTGTATAAAACTCAAGGATCAGTGGTTGTGTGCCATTAGCGTTTGCAGTCGTGCCATCAGGCACACCGCTTGTGCCAAGCAGCAGACTTTCAAGTAGTAAGGTGTTAGCGGTTGTCGTGCTAGAACCTTTCCCAGAAGACACTAGCTTAACGCCACCACTGGTCAGCTGGTATGGATAGAACTTAGTTTCGCTCTGTCCGTCACCCTTTGACACGCTGTTAAATGTGAGCTGGAGAACAGCTGGCTCAGTCGGAGGATTAGCGTCTGGAGCATTAGGTATGCCTGCACCATCAGGTGTCCCCTTTATACTGGCCTTGCCCCACCACTGCACAACCTTGACCTGGTACGTCAGCAGGCTCCCCGATTTAGATACAAACGTCCACTCGTTACCAGCAACGTCTTTTACGCCTGAGGTTGCATCACCCGCAGTAATGGCCGTATTCCGACCGGATGACGTGCTAGTAAAGTCAGGAGTACCATCAGGCAATACATACCCAAGATTAGGCACCTCCTTGTTTCGTTTAACAAGCGAGTACGTTACGATCTGTCCAGCATCTTGAGTGGGATCACTAATGAAACCATTGTCGAGTATGGCTCTAAACTGCGAATCATGACCCTCGTTGCGTTCAACAAAGATCGTTGGTGGTTGCTTGTAACCACGACCACCATCTAAGATCTTGACTCCAGCCACTTGCCCTTTTGTGACAAAGGCATTGGCCTGTGCCTCACAAGCATGTGGTCCTCTGTCAGTACGCCATTCCGGATATAAATCCGTATTGCTTTCGGCTTCAATAGTTAGGTTTGGGGAATACGAATACTGTTTGCCCCCAACAATGACATCCATGCGAGTCACGAAGTACTGCATGAACCGGTCGGTGTTTTTTGGTATAGGGTTTACCCAAGTGTCATCACCTATGCCACGTTGATCAAGCTTCTCAGCGTGTCGTCTGTCAAGCTCTGCACTCACATCCTGGTTGTTCGCCACTGCCACCGTTGGCTTTGGTGGTGGCTCAATGCCAGCATCCACAACAGTACCATCAAGCAAGTCCACTCGCTGTGGTTGCGCTTGATAGCCTTGATAGATGTAGGCAAAGTCGTGATTCCCCAGTACGGTACTGACCGGATACGCTGGGTTGTGCTGTTTATCTTCAGATGCCAATGGGAGTCTCCGTTTCGGTGATCAAGAACCCGACCTTCTCATTAGCTGTGTCCATTTCCTGCCCATACAAGAGATTGTGCTTTGGAATGTTCGGCCATTCGTCAGGCCAGATAGTCACGTTGCCGCAGGAGTCAAAGATCAAAGCCTTATCGGATACACCAATTGCTCCCGGTAGCGGATGCATGCCCGTGATAATACATTCCTCTGCAATACCTTCTTCAGAAGGCAGCTTACGCAGACCACGACGAGCCTCCAGCTGTCCCGGTGTTCGCGTCTCAAAGTTGACACACTCTTGCAGTGCACCCGGAGGTATTGCATACGGTGATGCATTTATAACCTGTCCGGTGTATTGAGATATCCTTTGCATGGTTCCTCCTATTCGCTAGATGGTCCGGTGTACAGACGATCAAATAGCGTCACGTCACTGAATCCATTCCAGTCCCAGCGACGACCACTAATCGGTGCCACTGCATCAGCTTCCATTGCAAGCTGGATGTCCCGTTGGGCTAGTGCCATTGCACCGTCCATTGGCTTGCTAGACAACCTGGCGTACCACATCTCAGCGTATGAGAGAATGGCTGTGAACATTCCATTGCTACAGTCCAAGTAGTCTGATATTACATATTTTAACGACGAAGGATCTTGGAACAAAGCTAGTTCATTCATGTTGTTAGGAATTATATGCTCCAACAACAACGTCGATCGGTTCTCGCGTTTAACAATAAAGTCTTCGTAGATATACGGATTCAATCCGCTGAGTGGCTCAGGGCAGGACTGCTTATTCTCGCTAAACCGAATAACAGATCGCATTTTGTCGCAACGCTGCGGGAAGTTAGTACCTTCCCCTGTCACCTTGAACTCGTAGTTTAACTCTGCATCATCTGCTGCTTTTACAACACCCTGACGAGATGTAGGCTCAGTCCCCAGTAGGACCAGCGGCTGTGGATCTCGCCGGTAGGTGTAGTTCAGCTTTGTGCCAACAGGTACGTTAGGAGCAATGGCTAACACCCACTCCTCACGTGTGCCACGTGCACTAGGTATGACAGAGTAGTACGAACGCTGCTGGTATGGATACTTACGGTGATTGAGCCTAGCCCAGTCCTTTGGTGAAACATACTCAAAGACCATAGACGGGTCGTCTGTGTACAACCTGTCAATGTTCTTGCAGTCCACCGGAAGTGGGTAAGCTGTAACTGTATGAATCTCAGATGATGGGATGTCGAGTGTTGCAACTGCAATCACTTCTATCTCACCCTGTGACGTATGCCAGAGCCAGTCTCTACTGAACACGACATCACGCCATGCATGATGAACAGCGGATCTCAAAATCCTCTGCTCTTGATCTTGGCTACCACCACCGACAGATGTCATGAGGTAGTATATAACGTCGTGTGCAGTATGCATTACTCAACTCCGTCGAGGTCTACTTCCTGAATCTTCTTTGCAGCTGCCGCTTCAACCGCAGCTTCCAGCTCTTTCAGCCGCTCTTGGGTGGGTGCTGTATCTCTAATCTTAGAAACAGACACAACCTCACCACTGTCGGACACCAGCGTCCTCTTGACGATGAAATCGGTCATGCCACTTTCAACATCAACCGTTGCTGATAGTACTTCCCGGTGCTCCTGCACTGTGATCGGGTTACCAAATGCTTTAGCCATTGCTTCTTCCTTTTTATAAAGCGTCGAATCCCATAACGTCTGGGTTCACCCAGAACGCAACCTTGTCTATTGTTATGTTCCGGCCCTGCGGAATTAGCCTCGTAGCCCTGAGGAGTCTTGTTGAGCGACACAAAGTTACTGCTGTTGCCCCAGTCCACAGCCAGTAGATCGGAAGGACTCAGTTCCTTTGTGGCTCTCTAACATATTGCACCTGACCGTAGTTGTACCGTAAGCCATTGACCAAAATACCACGTACCAATCCATCGTCGTCCCGAGCTTCCAGTGCCCCAGTTTTGGCGATTGCAGATTTGGACGTAGAACCGATCAGTGAAGGGCCGTTGAACTCGGACTGTTCGATCAGCTAGTGCCGGGACTGAGTAACTGCTCTATCAGGCACCTCCGGCGTAGACGGTGTCAAACAAGTCGTAGATACTAGCGACGATCCTAGTGCCTAGTAGGCTACGGTCGCAGTCAGGCTGGATCGTAGACCGTCTCGATAACTCAGTAGGAAATCGGTTGCCCCCTAATCCAAGCACCCAGCACAACACCGGGCCATATCATGTTGGTGTCGCCGTTATAGGTGAACCAATAACTCAGTCCGCGATGATCTGCCGGCGATGCCTCCGTCATCAGGAGTCCATAAGAGTCTGGTTCATTTAGGCGACAGCTATTGATACTGGTCCCCAAGAATCGGATCGACCTAACTGGCAGCTACCGTTGAGCATTGCAGCCCATACGTGAGCATATCTCACCAGACACTATTACTTCCGAGCAAGACTTGAAACGCATCGGCACCTGACTGGTTGAAAGTCCCAGACACATAAACAAGGTCATCGTCACCACCGGACTGTGGCAAGAAAGTATTTTGCAGTACCGTTCACAAGTCAAAGGCTGTGGGTCATTTGATCCAAAGCTGATGTCATGTAACGCCAGGTTGTCCCATGAGCAATTCCCGCTGTTGAAAGTACTCGCCGTAAGCTAGTGGCATTAGTACCACTGTACTCCATCCTATGTCGAGTAACTGACCCCAGTATGTGGATATGTTTTGGACCCGTGCCGTGTCGGCTGATTGGTTTGTGATGGTAAAGCTCAGGTTGTCTTTTTCATATTTAGCATGCCACGTAAACCATTGTCCCCTTCGGTTACACGCACTGTGTTGTAGGGCACAGTAGACTTGATCCACGCGTGTGCTTGGGGCACCCGCAGCTGACCAGCTCGCCAGACCGTTGGGATTAAGTCCCAATCACCACGAACCGGAGCACCTGGTGAAACGCTAATTGAAATCCCAAGCAGGATGTCACCCCTAAACGTATTAGCCACCGCACCGGAATTCAAACGAAATACACGCTAGATACAGAAAGTCTCCACTACGCCCAGCCGGGATTTGGGAAATCTTGTGGATCAATCCGAAAAGATCCACTGAGTGCTTTAACATCTTGCCACTCTGTCGAATTCAGTCCGACCTGTGGCACAAAGTGTTGCCGTCGTCATAAGTTGACCCATACAGCAAGGTGCCTGAACGTATGCCGGAAAACGGATTGTCAAGCGTTGCAAGAACCGGAAGCTGTAACTGCCTGGTCACCAACCTTCGGCAGTTTTACCAAATCCAAGCCTTCAACATCCGATGGAGGATTTTGATCGACAATGTCAAAGTCCCAAGCATAGATGGCACTCGGAGGGAACTCGGTTACTGGAGGCACAACGCCGCTGTCCCACACAAGGTCTTGCCCTGCGTAGACTTTCAACACGTCTGTGTTTTCACCAAACTTAATTGATTGACAGCTGGAGATTTTTGTCATGCCTACCCCGTGATACAATATAAAATGTCATCGTCATAACTACTCAACGCATTGTACTCACTTTGGGTGCCTTTCCAGATTCGGGAATCTGTGTACTTCTTAGTGACTAAGGAGTCTTCGTTCTGTGGACTGTCTCCTGCCGGATTCCTCACATCGCCTGCAAAATAAGACGGTGCATTGCCAGATGCGTAGAATGACCAGTTATCTTTGCCATCTGCTTTTCTCAGGTTAGTAAAGAACGCCCTATTTTCGTCAGTTGCTTCTTTGGCATTTGGGTCGTTGTAGTCAATAGTGAAATTAAAGGCTGTAAGTTTTTGAACTTTATTAGTTGTTGTCAGCTTGGCATTTGCGTACAGATAAGCCTGCGTTGTGTCGCTTGAGAAACTAGGTGACGCTTGAAATACAGTTGCCGTTGAAATAGAACCAACATGACTAAAGTCTGGAATGACGTTTGCACCATATACAGCATCCCCACCAACTGAACCTTGAATTGAGAACCGTGATGTCCCACCACCAGCACCACCAACAGCCACGTTACCATCAGAACGAACACGTAAGCCGTATTCTTTAGAAGTCCCAACCTTAACTTGCAACTCAGTGCCAAGTAACATCTCAACTTCGTTTGACGCACCATTCTTTGTGGTGATTGTGTCTGTACCAATACCACCCTTACTCGTCACTCGGCCATTATCTAAATCTAAACGCAAGCCTTCGGTGTATGTTGTTGTGCCGGTAGGGTAATAATCAACAGCCCACTTGCCATTGGCGATCCCGTGCCATGTCGTACCACTGCTGGAAATACATTTTACTTGTGCCGACTGCGTTGTACTTTCAAAAACAGCACACGTTGAAGAGTCAGTCACAACAAAGATCGCTTGTGTTGCCCTCAAAGAACGAGCAATAAAGTCTCCGTTGTTTGCTTGCACATCCCCGTCATACGTTATTTCTAAGTCTGCACTTGTTCTGTTGTATGGCGGCGAACCAAGCTGAGTCCAGATGCCGATGCTGGACTGGAACTGGCCTTTGCTGACTGCTTCTGGTGCAAGATACCCTTGCATATAACCATGACGAACGGTCGTTGGTTTGTCGGAGTCATTCACACCGTCCTTAACATAGCCTTTGAACCATACCTTCGGGCTTGCTTCTTGCGTTGGGTCTGAACAACCAAACTCAACAGACTCATCGACGTTGATATTTATGTCGTCGTCAGTAATTGTCAAGCGATCAACATAGTTTTCGAGGCCTCTGAAGTTGTCGCTATCAGGATCGTTGTTCTGATTGAATGTGCTGATGATTGTGGCATCTGATTTTGTTTCAAACGTCTTTTCTGTAACTGCCCCAAAAGCCGTTCTGAACTCTAGTCCGGAAGCACTGCCATTGACACAATACTGTGCCCAATACTGATTTCCTGCTGTGCTTTGCTTGACAATCTCGGCACGCATTACATTGCCGGTTCTGAACTCGATACTTGAGTTGTATGCATTACTGTTTACATCAAGTGCAATCGTTGCAGTGTCGTTGATGCCGTTTACAACATCGTCGTTCCTGAGCCTGAACATTCCGCGATTGTCGCGGATGTCTAGCGAGTAACCGCCGGTGCCGGGATCATGATCTTGATCAGTTATCTGAACCTGATTACCCTTTAGACGAATAACCTTGTCGCCATCCTTTTTGCCGTCAGCAGGATCACCAGACGTAGCATCCTTTGTGGTGATGGTGTTGGTCTGGATTTGACCTTTGAACTGTGACGGGTATCCAGTGCTGTCGTAAAAGGCCCAATCGCCGTCAGCCACTTTGTTGCCGTCTGAAACGCACACGCCAATATTGTTCTTTGCACCCTGAGCCCGAACAAACAGCCCAAAATTTTGTTCCACATCTGCACCGCATGCACAATCGCCCGCAAACTGCATGAACGTTGTGAACGGATTTCCATCTGCCGGTGCCAGATGATTTGAAAATACTTTTGCGTGATTGGCATGTGCGGCATCTGCTGCACAAGTAAAAGTATTTTTTTGGTAGATACCAAATACGCCGCTAGCATTCGCGGAATTGATGGTGCTTTGCAAGGCTAAGGCTGCGGTTGAGTATGCAGGAGAAGCTATTCCGACATGATTTGTAAACCTGCCGTATTTGTTAGCGTCTAAGCTAAAAGCTGCCGTCCCCCCAGTGCTGACCGTGAACACTGAGGCATCACCATCCACAATAACTGTGCCGTCTAGGCTGGATATAGGCAGAGTTCCGGTGCCACCACCGTTAGCTGTTACCCAGCCCTTAGTTACTAAGGAGTCGTCTGTTTGTGGAACGTATCCGGCAAACGCTGCAATATCTACAGGCTCGCCATTTGTGGTCTTGCCAATCGTAAGAGCATCGTTGCCGTCTGTTTGAATGGTGATCAGCCCAAGATCGCCGTCCGACTTTGCGTCAAGAACAACATGAGCATTAGCACGATTTGCATTTATTCCATTCTTGATCTGAAGACCACGTTGAGACTGTGAATAATACGAAGAAAACACAGCCACTAGTTCTTCATCAGTTCCGCCTGCGTTGGCATTAACAGTTATGTGACTGCCAAGATTGATTGTTGCATCGCCTGTAACGCCACCAGAAGGATTCGCAGCATCCTTTGAGGTGATCGTGTTGGTCTGGATTTGGTTGGAAACGATAAAAGCGTCATTTGAAAAAATGGCTTTTTCGGCACCATTTACGGATACCCGTAAGTCGACAACTCCTGCCGGTGTTGCAACAAACAATCCGGTATCATTCGCACCAGCGAAAGCGTAAGGGGGCGATGCTGCGGTCAAACCGCCAGCACCGCCAGCGATAAATTGCTTAGTTGCTACTGCTTTGCCTTCAATGCAGTAAAAGACAGAGTTATTGTCAACAAAACAATCTACCCTGTTTTCACCATAAAGCCGAACCTCTTCATATGCTTGTATTCGCCTTGCACCATCAACTGCAACTTCAAACACTGAGGCATCACCAGCCACAACAACTGTGCCATCCGTGCTGGATATAGGCAGATTGCTTACACCACCACTTGCATCTGCGTTTTCCCACTTGCTATCTGTGTTATTCCATACCAGCGTCTGACCCTCTGTGGGTGTACTGACATTGGTGTCATCTAAAGCAGCAAGAGTTGTGACTCCACCAGACTGACTGGCAGCAGGTTCCCACTTTTTAGTTCCGTCATTCCATGTAAGAATCTGATCATCAGCAGGCGTTTGGTTACTCACATCGGATAAGTCTGACAAGCTGGCGTTCAACGTCAGGTTAATCTTGTCTGTGCCGTCTTCAGCAACAACTATCTTATCATCGGATGACTCAAGAGTGAGGTTGCCACTAAGATTGTTTAAGGTCTCTACGATGTTAGCTGGGACTGAAGGAATATCGGGGATCGTCGGTATGTCTGATTTAAGGGCAACCGTGTCGTCAATAGCTACAGACCAAGCGGTATTGCCAGACTGGTTCGCAGTAGCATTTGCACCTGTTACGTTAATGCCAGTGCCACCCGACAAATCAATCTTGCCGTCACCGGGAGTAGCGGGAGTTGGAATGTTTACAGACAAATCCCATGCAGTATCTGTTGTCTGGTTAGCTGTAGCGTTCTGGCCTGTAATAGATACAGTGTTATCTGTACTCTTGAGTGTGATGTTGCCATCACCGGGAACAACTGGCGTGGAAGACGTTACTTCTGTCCACTCACCGTCCTCACGGCCATACTGCTTGCCATCTATTGGTGCCTCTTCAATTCCCCCAGAACCACTACCAGCAGCGTTAATCGTCACATTGCCTGTACCGTTCTCTGGACTAATCGTTACATTGTCCCCAGCAATGATCTTAGAAACACCACCAGTAGGAATGTTTAGGTTTTCCTTGAGATAAGTGAGGTTGGCTTCTATCTTAAATGTTGTGTCACTATCTTGATTTGCTGTAGCATTCTCGCTACCCGCTGAAAGCGTTAGACCATCACCAGCCTCAAGATTGATTCCCCCGTCACCAACAGAAGGAATACTGATATTGCCAATAGCGTCAGTGTTGTTCTGTATATTTTGACTGTTATTGCTGACATCTTGTTTGACTTCAGCAAGGTCGTGAATGACGTTGGATGTTTTACGTGTATTATCAGCTGCCATTAGATATCCTCAACATGTTCAAGTACGTCAAGCAAAGCCTGTTGCGCATCTGCCGATTTTGTTTTGAGTGCGGTCTTTAAATTAACCAGAATCTTTTTTAACTCTCGAAGACGATGACCAATGTCAATCTCAACCGCTGCCTCAGAAACAGCTTCATAATCTTCTTCAGCTACGCCAGAGAAGTCGGTGTCTCTTACGATGTAGGCGTTCGCCATCTTGGCACCCGATGTGTCTATGGTGAACTTCTTGTCTCCCTTAACGTGCCAAGTCATGCAGCAATTTGAGTTGCCCATGTCCCAATCGTACTGCCAATACTGGTTGTGCTGATTGAACCCGAACGACCACTCCGACAACGACCCACCGTTGGACTTGTAGTTGCCTCTGAGGATGTTCTTCTCGTTGTTCTGAGGTGCCCAATCATTAGAGTCAGAGCAACTGATTTTTACGTGATCAGATTCCTCTGAACGCAAGTTGAGAGTATTGGTTATTGAGTTAAAGCAAACGTCCTCAAGGTAACTGACCGGCACGGCATGGTGGCTAGCCTCAGGAGTCTTGAGATGATACAGGCCCATGCCGCCACTGGGTGCAATCGTGATATATGTGTAGGCTTTATTCGGGTCTCGTATCTTCCACTCAGGCTTGATGTGCTGTTCGCCTTCATCACTCAGGAAGCTATCAGTAACAACGGCATCGGGTATGTCTAATGCGTCGGCGTAGTCTTGTGCCGCTTTGAGAGTCACAGCATCTTGGTCGTCCGAGTATTGCTTCGTGCAGGCAGCACCTATGTCAAAGGGCGTGGTGTGCGTAAAGTCATATACAGCACCGTCGAAGACAATACCTTCGGGGCCAGCACTTCCAAACGTAACTTCTAAATTTATGTTGCCATTTCTATTAGCAACACTCGTTACGGTGAAGTTTGCATAGTTACTTGGACTCATGACAAGACGAACTATGTCACCAGCCATTACTTTTGAAGCATCAATCGGCTTGTTTGTAAAGTCGGTTTCAGAAAGTATTATGTATGTAGCCTGATTGAATTGAAGAACTTTCTCGTTTAGCATGTTCTTCAGAACAAATGATCCGATCTGTGGTTCATCTCTTGCGTCGGCTTTGTACTGTGCTTCAACCACAGTCCCTTCGAGTGCCTTCACCTTATTCTCAAGAGTGTCTATCTGTGTGTTCTGTCCTTCATCAATCAGATAGTTTTTATTTTCTACCCATTCCTGAACAACTTGGTCAGCACCATCAACGTATTCCTTAGTAGTCAGACCCTCAACGGATGGGATTTCAACCTCATCAATTCGTTCAGTGACCCACGCTTCAGTAGCCAAGCCTTCAACGGCAGCAGTGATATCATCTGTAGTAGCGATGTTCTCTGGGAGATTAATCGAATCTGGTATGTCAAGGTTCTCTATCTGTCTTAGGAGGTACCAGTTGACATCTTGTTGTGTCTGTAAGTTGTTGACAGCAATCGCTTTTGGCTCAGGATCTCCGGCTGGGTCTTCGCCAACAATACTGATATCACTAGTTCGCATCCCGTAGGTCGGGTTACCAAACGTACTGTTTGGAACTTCAGCCGTATAGCTCACCACGCCAATCTCATCGCCAATGACTAACGGAACATTTTGAAGATTCAGTATGGTGACTGTGCCTTCTGTCAAGTCGTACTGCGTGCCCTCCAACACCACACCATTAATTGTGACGATAGAATTCTCTTTAGTAATGAGGTCATTATCAAAATCAAAAACACCACTGACTTGAGTGGACGCATCCACCTCAATCCAAGCACGAAACATGGTGCTCGTGGTCGTGTTGAGCGTTAGGTCGATGACTTTGTTGTTGGCTTCTGTTGGCTCGCCAACCGTGATGGAATCGTCAGAGCTGGCAATAGTTATTTCGCCGGTAGCATCATTCAGCTTCTCGACATAGATGCCCGATGTGCCTGGACCCTGCTTCTCAGCGTTAATAGTCCAGTTGCCACTACCGTTAGGAGACTCAGTAATGTTCTCAATATAGGTGCCTTTATTAATCGTCTTGACCTTGTAGGCACTCAAGTCCGCTCGTAAGTCTCCAAGCGTAATCTTATAGGTGTTGCCATTCGGACGAGCCAACACAGCGTAATCACTTGCCGCTGGATCATTTAAGAGGTCAAGCTGACTAATCTTGAGTGACTCGTCATACTGAGTCGGACCATCTGGCACTGGATTTGGGTCAGTTTCCTGAGTCTTTATTGTTTTTTCTGCCACTTTGACACTCCCGGTATGGACTTCCTCCGTATGATTTATGGTCGTTTTAGATCATTTCACGTCTTTTTCTTACGCTTGCTGGCTGGTAGGTACTTTTCACGCACCAAGTCCTGTGCGTCTTGCCTCGTAAGCTTCGGGTTTGCAGACATTTCTTTCTTCGTTAGATCGCGTAAGGCTCGATCAGATATGTCCTTTACCTTGCGTTTAGCCTTCACAGGAGGGGTGTAATTCACCTGACCACGTAGCTCCAGCTTGCGACGTTTTGCCACAGATAGCATGTCGTCTCGGCTACCAATCCAAGCCTCCGGATCTCTATACTGCCTGCGGTCTGCCACGCCTCCGCAATAGTACCTGCCAGATGTATTAATGCCTGCCGCCCTCGCTTCTTGCTCAGCGACAGCTCGTTGGCTCGGAATCAGGGTATCGCCACCCTCTGTCAGCCTGCCCTCCATAAATGCCCTGTCTGAGCCTTTGTAGACAGGTGGCTGCTGTAGCGTCACCATTTCAGCAAACTGTGGTGTACAGCCATTCTTGATGCATTCTTCATAATGCTTCACCGCACTATGGCCTATCGCTTTTACTGATTCTGGTATCTCCATCGTCTGTCCTCCTGAGTAGTTCTGCAACGAGTCCGTCCTTCCAGCCCCGAACATATGTAAGAGCATTTTCCAAAAGGTTTGTATCATCGATTAACATCCCAATAGCTGTGTTACACCTTTGACAGAGTAAGCCTCTGTTCTCCTGTGTTGTGTGGCAATGATCTATAGATAATCGTCTACCCGTACTTTCTGCCTCACCGCAAATCTGACAACAGCCATTGCACTCTTCTAAGGCAGCTTCATATTGCTCATTAGTAATTCCATACCGTGAACGCAATTTATGTTTGCGGTTGTAAACTCTACGTTGTGCTCTCTCACCTTTCCTGCGAACCTTGTTGTATTCAAGGTTCATTGCCCACTCCATAGGAGAACAGTCTGCCTTTTTCTTTCGGGATGATCTTGGCTCAACCCCTGACGCTCTCCATGCGTATACTTCTTCTTGCCAATCCATGTATTGGGTAACCCTGCCCCGAGCTACTGCGCCGGAGCGTCGGTCGGAGGTGTACCTTCGCCATCTGGTGGCTGTGCATCAGGGGCAGGGTTAGGTGGTTCCTCCATACCTGGAGGCATCATTCCAGGTGGAGGTGGAGGTGGTGGATTCATAAGCATCCCACTGAGGTCCAGCTCAAGTGTTTCACCCCAGCTTGTCAACAATGCATTGACAGAGGAGAAATCACCAGTCTGCTGAGCCATCGGGAGCATGATTGGCATGAGAGTCTGCAACGCTTGGTTCAGTGCATTAGCTCGTTGCTGCTTGTTAAGCTTCTGACCAGCACTGTTTGCAATGCCATACTCCAGCTCTCGTGCAATGGAACCAATGTCTTCTCCCGGCTTGAGTTGCAGATGCTGCTGCCATGCCAATGCACCAAGAGGACCAATGACAGGCACTACGTCTTCAGCCTTTAGCAACCACCGAGCTGCCATAGCTTCTTTACGTGCCAACTGCGTAGACCAGTAATCAACCTGATCTAGCATGTCACTGGGTCGGACATTCATGGCATCCGACTTGACCTGTGCTTCTGTAGCTGAGCGTAGCTGATTCACAGACTGCCCATAGGCTAGCTCTGTTAAACCAGTACGCTTGTCGAACAGTGCCATCACACGATCGAGAATCTGCCACACGTCACCATTGACCTGTGGAGTATCGAACACGCTTAGCACATCATTAATGTTCGCACCTAATGCTTGCTCCAGCTCTACAATCTTGAAGCCAAACTTAGAGTCTGCAAGGATCTGTTGCTTAATATCCTCAGTCGCACTCTTCTTAACACCGATCATGGTCTGACAGCTGGAGGTGATCCTCGTTGCTAGCCAGCTAATGATGTAGTTAATAAACCGTAGCTCACCAATTGCAGGACGAACCAAGCTCATAGGCCATACGGTGTTCGGAACAGGATTAAACTGAAGCATCTCAAACGGCCATCCATTAGCATCACTCCAAAACGGAATGGGCCAGGCTACACGTTGTGGCATGTCAGTCTCAGCTAACCCTTGTTCAGCAGCTTCAAATACAGCAGGAGGTAGGTTTAATGGATAGTCGCATGCATCGCTTACTACGATGTAGCAGTTCTCGCCCAATGTATCGAGGAGAGGCTCGGGCTTATTGGATGAACCTTTAAGACGATTGCCGACTCCAACCTTACTCCATACCTTGTAGAACGTGACCAGCTCACAGGTCTTTCCTCCCTGCTTACGAGCTTGACTCTCGTAAGGGTACAACCGCTCAGCAGCAGCAACCCGACTGTTCTGTTCTGATGTTTCGCCAGTGCCAGTATTTGGTGTCAGATCAGCTTCCGGTATGTCAAACATCTGAGCTACTTGACGTAACGGTAGCGTCACGCGCCGAGCACAGAAATTAATCTCGTCAAGAGATGTAGCATCTGGATCTAAATACAGGTTAGCAATTGTGTCATAAAAACTTCCTACCATTAACGTAGGTTCAGCTGGAGGATTTGTTGGGACGTTCATCGCCTCAGTCCAAGCAACGCCAGCTCCGGTAATCAGTGCTTCATCAACACACTGACGACCGTTGGTTCGCAGGTCCAGTTCCTTTGGAGTGTAATTAAGATACTCCTGTAGAAGTGACGACTGCATCTTACGTGTTGTGTGATCTACCTCCATCGCTTGCTGAGTCTGCATGTATATCTGCGACTGAGGATCAATCATGGGCTGACCCGTCATCGGGTCCATTGGCATCATTCCCTGTTGATCAGGCTCCGGCATCTGTACGCCCAACACCTCAGGAGGAACATCCAAGAATTGTCTTGGGGTGACTGTTCTCTCTGGGTGCTGGTTGTACAGTATGCCGCCCCAAATCTTGACGGCTTCATACGTCTTATTAACTGAAATCAGAAACGATGGAGTAGGAGCTGGAATGCCAGCAATGTTGCCATCCTTCGACATGCTCGCCCAAATCTTGCGAGTGTCACCACAGTAAAAGGATAATGCTTCACTAGCATCTCTATCAAAGTCAGACCTAGCTCGCTTAGCAGAACGTATCTTGCCAAGCCACGCATTGACAATCCGACCAAGTGTTGGATTGCGAGGAGTCTTGTCTGCTTTGTTGCCAGTTACTGATTCAGCAAACTGGCTTGGGTCCATTCCATCGTCTGCCATAGCTATGCACTCTTCTTAACAGGTTTGGGTTTTGCTATTAAGGACTCGAACTGTGGCAACACGTCTTCAAGTCTCCTTAATAACTTTGTGGTAGGAGAAAGCTCCCACGCACCAAATTGTTGCCACTCAATACGTTGAAGTAGCTCCGGATCGTCCACATGGTGCACACTAGGCTTCTCAACCCATCCAAAACTTTCGGAATAAGCAAGGATGTACACTGTCTTGGCTCCTGGCCGACGACAGATCACACCATTAATCGGATCTTTCATGTTCTTTGGATTCTCGTAGAACCATACTTGATCCCCAATCGCTACTTCAGGGGCTGTCCACCTACCCCCATTGACTGACGTAGATTGCGCCATTGTCCATTACCTCCTGTTGACTTCCTCCAGCCGGTCCAAATACACAGCGGCTGCTGGAGTTCTTTTGCCGCTTCTTCTCATAGGCTTCCACCAGAGGATGCCTCTTTGGTTCGTCTACCACAATCTCAGGCTGTGCCCATATAGGCTCACTTGCCACTAAATAGCACAAGCACTGACACAGATGAACTTCCCCCCGTTCGTTCGGTACATCCGTAATAACCTTTGCACCATTAACTAATGAAGTCTTCTTCCTGTACTTCTTCATCTCACGCTCCAGATCTGGCACAGCATTGTGCAAGACCCGAAGCTTCGGTGTGCCAGATGGACGCACTGTCAAAGCAGACTGTACCGCTGAGATCCGTGCCGTAACGTCATCGCAACCAAGCTGGAAACTATGTCCAGTCATCTGACTACGAATGTCGTACTTGACAAATGCCTGCGTGTACTGTTCCGCTACACTACGTCCACTGCCAATGTCAGTTAAACGCCCTCCGTGCATATCTATAATCATAGATCGCAAAGTGGTCTGCCCCAAATGTTGTTTAATCTCTTTTGCAAATTTATCGGAATTGGCCTGTCGGCAGTACACCTGATCGTAAATTACCCACATTTGCTCGTCAGGAGATACAGCCATAAACAACGCAGCTGCTACCTGATGGCCCGGATCAATCGCCATGTAGCGGGTCCAGTTAGCTGGGATCTGGAGATCTGGAAAAGATTTACGGTCAATACCATGCGTATGCATGCTAAACGAAGGAAATACACTGAGACTGTCAAACGTGAACTCACCCTCTGCACGTTGCCGTAAAACATCAGCTCCCTGTGCAGACCATCGAGCGATCATCTTCTCCCGCTCGTCCTCTTCGATATGCACGTTATCAAGGAACCGCAACCGGAACATCTCAATCCGATCTTTGCGTCCTTCCTTTGCGTCAGCCTCTGCACGTTCGGTAAGGCCGAGCAACCATTCACTCGTTGAGTGAGGCATAGCAGCTACCCAAAGCCGACCCTTGCGGTCAGCCAAACGAGCCTGCATTTCAGGTATCCACTCATCCCGTTCGATTTCTTCGTCGCATAGAACAATGTCCGCAGCGATACCCTGTGGGATTTCACCAGAGCTGGAGTAGAAGTAGGCATTCCAACCATTCGTCAGCTCTAGCGTATTAATCATCTTCGAGGCTTTCATCTGCCACGAGATGTTCTTGATCATTCGGGGAGGGATAAGCTGGGGTGCCTGCTCTGATTCCTTTTGGCGATCCATGTCAGTGTCTGGATTAAACGCTCGCCATTTGCCTGTATCCAGATCCTTGATGATCTTGAATGCACCTGGACGTAAAAGATAACGATGCATCACCGCTGCGATGTGCTGCCAGTTCCTGCCCACACACATTGCAATCCCATTCTCTTTGGGATATTTGTTGTACGGGTCTTGACCAGTCATAGCACGAGCCAGCTCAACGAAACTACAGCATGACTTTCCAGATCTGTTACCGCCAATAACCAGACGTTCTGAAGCAGTGCTCTGATGAAACTGCTCTTGAGTATCTGAGGGTACATATAAACGCAACGCCTCAGTCTGACGCTGGGATAGCTCAGCTTGCAGCTCCAGCAGCTTTTGTCTGTTGTGTTGGGATATGCCCATATCGCCCTCCAACGATAAGTGCTACTCAGCAGGCTCTTCGATTTTACGACTGAACAACTCTTCAGGAATGGAAAAACCAGCTGCTGTTTCTCTGAGGCGTTCTTCCAGCTCTCGCTCTAGGTCTTCCTCTGTCCACAACGCCAACGGTATCTTGCTGCCACCCTGATCAGCATTTGCAGTCACAAGTTTAGATATCATCTCTAAGACCTTGCCACGCTGCTGACCGCCAGACGGTGATGCCCAGAAATGCTTCATGAGCATTGCGGAAAACCCATCAACGCCACCGTAGAAATTCATTATGGATTCAAGCAACTCCGCACTATGCGGAACCTTTGCACCACCCTTTAAACCTCCAGATCGTACCTTCTGGCAAAACGCATTGACAAGTGCCTCTTCAGACTTGTCCATTGTGTCTCGGTTACGCGCGTTCTTCTGTGCACGACGAGCTTCTTTGCGTCCTACGACACAATCAAAGCACAGCGTTCGCTGCTTGCGAAAGATAGGGAAGTTCTTAGGAGTATACTCCAAAACCTTCGCACAACCCTTGCAAGCCTTCTCGCCTTTGCCAACTATCGGTTTCTTTGGTTCCATGTCGTTTGCCCTATTGGGTTGCCGTATTCATCCGTGTAATACACATCCGGAGCGTTTTCTTGAGTACCTGGATTGTTTAGGTTTCCAAGCACACCCTTGAATCCATCGTTAATGGCTTTAAGACCATCGACTTGTCTGTCAGCCTGATAGTTACTAGCTTCTACGCCTGCATCAGCGGCATACTGACCAGAGAAAACATTAGCCATTAACTGATTCTCGGCTAAGTCCATATTACGATCGTGAGCATTGGCTTGCTCTTGGGCAGCAGCATAGTCGTAGTGCTTGTTTGCCATCTGCTGAGCTTCGTTCATCGCGTGCTCAGTAGGCGTATACATGGCGTCTTGGTCCGCAATTAGGTTACTAAGGCCTGGAGTACCAATACCCTTCTGCATCGACTGCCGGTTTGCAATGTTTTCATTCGTAGCCTGCCGGGACAGCATGTTCGCTTGCTGCTGATAACCAGCTGCGCTTTCACGATGACCGTACTCAGGATGCGTGTTGCGATGATTACCGTATGAAAACTCTCTTCTTCGTCCCATTACACTAACCCCATTTCTTCTTGAATGCGTCGTAAGACTGTTTGTGGATCTTTTACCATCGATAAGTTGCGAGCACCTTCGGTGTCACGTGGCAGCCTTTCCTTGCCCACTGGTAATGACGGAATCCCATGACGACCATCCAAGTCATCAGAACCTGGATCAGGCAAAGCACGATCAAGAGGTGATTGATCCGTACCACCTAATCCCGGCAACGGTGGACCTTGCGGACCAAACCCTGCATCCTGTGCCTGAATGCCACCACCACCACCACCATCACCAGAATTACTGTCATCGAACTGCGCTGGTTGATCGGCAGCTTCGGCAGCTGCACCACCGCCACGTTTGTCAGTCGGACGAATTGCTTTCTCCGCACCACCCAATTTATCACGGGTATAACCTCGTGAAATTGAACGAGAGAACGAATCGCTCTCGCTTGCCAAACGACGAGCTGGAAGAACAACTTGATCAGGTAGATCTTGCCCAGACTTGTACGCATTGACATAACGCTGCATAGCACCAATGCGACTGGTTAGACCCGGAATAGACATTGGATCTTTCATCGCAGCGTCATACAAAGCACCCTGACCGGCTGCTGCCTGCTGACCAATTTCGTGCGCCTTATCCATCCCCGTGTAATCATACGAACGACTGCGAGAACGGGAGATAGAGCTGGAACCCTGTGACAGTCTTGGGCGACCAAGAATATCTCTCTCGTAAGCCTCGATGTAGTTGTAGTTGCCATCGCGAATACCATCAGCAACCGCACTGCGTACCGGATCTGGAGCTGGTGGTGCTACCGCTGGTGGTGCGGGTGCAGGAACATTAACGGCCATTGTTTTTCATCCCCTTAAATGCTGCTGCCATGCGGTCATTCCACTGCATGGACATGCCTTTCTTTCCCTTACGTTTCTTTTTCTTCTTTGCCGCAGCTGGGTCGTCCTGATCTTCGGTAGCATTGGCTACACGCTTACCATCAATTCCACTGCCACGATCCCAACGCAAACCGGCTGGTTGACCCGATGCATACTCTGTTTTTGATTGATCACCAAAAGGATTGCTCATATGTCACCTGTGTAAAAAAAGCGGCTGGGGCCGATCACAGCCACCAGCCGCTAAAGAGGCTCAAATTGGAACGTGCGAATTAATCACGATTTACAGCGACTGCTTTCGCAACCTCCTTCGCTTTGCATCGTGCTCCAGCTCGCAGTTCCTCCGCACGAGCTGTCATACGCTCCTCGATAGCCTCTCCCCTAGCTTCCAAACGATCGGCTTTGTGTCGCCAAGATACTACTTGAAAAGCCTTCACTGCATTGCCAATGCGATTGCGTCGATCAGCACACGTGTTGCCACGTCGCTCGTTTTCTTCTTCACAATCATCGGACTTACGGACAACCTTTGCCTTATCGGCATCAGTTACCGCTCGACCATCCTTACTGCCATGACAATCGGAACCAGTTGATGAAGCCGGAGCTTCGTTCGTGCCGCATGCAGCAAGAACTACCAGACCCAAAAGCAGAGGGAAGAATGCTATCCTCATTGTTATCTTTCTAATTAAGCAGGACCACCATCGGAATAATACTCACGAGTACCAGCATCAAAGTCAGTTGTGACTGGTCCATCAATCACAAGCCAACAAATCTCACCTACCGGTACGTCCTTCTGAAGGTACTCATCCACTTTGCCTGTGTAACCGTCAGCAGTGGCTGCTGCCCCTGCAACGAGTACGCCAGCGGTAGTGTTCTTCACTGCTACACAAGTAACAGCCTGGTTGCTGAGTACAGCACCAGTGTTTGGATTCACATCAGGAAACACCTTCGTGCGTTGACGTTGGTTGTCACCTGTTGTGCTGGAAGGCTGGTCGCGGTATTCCCACGCTTGGTCTTCGGTCTGACCCCAACTCTTCCCATATACCCATCCACGACCAAATGGTGGGTCAAGATGATATGCGTTATCTGGCATTTAAGCTTTCCCTTATTTACGAGACTGTGACTGTTTTAGTCGCTTGTTGTGAAGGACCATCGGTTGCACTCGGATCAGTAGTACCCACTACGCATGTTGCGTCGTAAGCACCACTTGCACCTGCACCAAAATTAATTTTGACCGTACTGTTGTTGCCGTTCTCGATAGACGCATTCGTATCTGGATTGATACTCCACGTGTACGTCAAACCACCAGCATCACCATCGGTAGCAGCTGACAACTCAACAGAGCCGTCCGCAGCACCAGTAGCTGGACCTGTTATCGAAACAGTACCAATCGTTGTTTCTGGAGGAGCTGGAACCAACGTCCCGTCAGAACCACCTGCAACTCGTACTCGCGTACCTGCTGCAAAGTCAGTCGTTACAAGACCTTCGACAACCAGCCAGAAAATTTCAGTAGGCTTAACAGGCTTCTGAAGATATTCATCTACTCGGCCTGTATAGCCGTCTATTGACTGCTCGCTTCCGACAGCGAGAGGAGAGTCAGTGGTGTTCTTTACCGCTACGCACTTGACCTGCTCATTGGAATACTGCTTATGACCACGAGTCATGCTCGGATCAACATCCATGAACACTTTGTGTTGAAGACGAATGCTTTCACCCGCCTTGTAACTTGGTGTACGTCGCGGCCACTGAGGCCACTGGGTGACCAGTAACTCCCCTCGCCCGAAACCTGCATCTGTGAAGAAACCCATTGTTACTCCCTTATGGTGAAACTTGAACGAGCTTAAAGAAGTTACGTGGAGAAACCATCTTGAGGTTTGCTAAAACGCTAGCCACGTACCTATACCCTTGTGTCGTTTCCGAGTAGTATGGTCCATCACTCTGGATGATCTGTGGTTGCATCGAATGCAATGCCATGTTCTGTGTGCTAAGTCCATAGCCACATCCAACAGGAACATTGTATTCAGTCGATACTTCGCAACCATCGATTTCAAATACATCGGAAAATCCGAACGACTTCAGACCGTTAGTCTTAGAAACAATCGTTCGCTCTTTAGCATCCAAGTTGTTCAAGCAATCGATGAACATACGACGGTCAAGCATGACCAAGTCAATGCCAGCTTCCTTCGTGTCGTTTCTCCGCGCTTGATGAATTCCCTCTCTGATTGCAGCTACGCAAGTGTCAACCCACTCACCTGAAGCATTGAAGGATGAGCTAAGTGCATTGATGATGATCGGTGAGTAGTAGTCATACTCAGGATCACACTGTGCATCAGGCCATGCACCTTCAGCAGTTTGCGAACCAGCAATTGCACCAAGCTCGGTGCTAAGTCCAGCGTAAGTATCCTTTGGATAAAGGAAACGGTCGGCAGCGTCTACAACGCCAGTACCACGCCATGAACCATCAGCGATGTTGATTGATCCGTCGTAATCAAAGAACGAATCCAACCCCTGAAATCGCAACTCGTTACCTGGCTCATCACCATCAACGTAAACTTCACCAGCAAGCTTTTGCTCGATTGAAGTCTGCAATCGTGTTGCCATTTTTCCAGCAACTTGAATCAAGGCTTGTTGACCGCGATTTTCGAGCATCTCTCGGGTGTAAAGCATATCAGTGCTTTGATACCCACGATAATCGAGAGCGGCAGTTTGCCAGAGGTTGTGACGACTGAATTGTCTCGGAGTCTCTCCATCATTTCCTGAAACAGGTTGCTGACGGAATTGAATTTCCCAAGTGAAGCCACGTCCACTCTGGTTAGTTAAAACATTGCCACCACTCTCGATCATTGACCAAACTCGATAACGTCGGAGAGTCGCAATCTCCTCTTGTTTCAGGTAGTTTGTAATCGTAGTGGCTACAGCGCGCGCCCAATCGGTTGTACTCGCCATTAGTTAATTCCTTCTTTAAATTAGACCCATTTGTTCAGCTGTGTCTTTAAGCTGTTGCTCGAAACTCACACCTTGTCTTTGAGCTTGAGCACTGTTTGTATTGTGTCCCGACCTACTTGGTGTTCGACTAGCAGCTCGACGTAGGTAATCAAGTGCAGCCTCGCTTTGGCTTGGTTCCGGCTCAGCTGGAACTTCAACCGCAGCTGGAGCTACCTGCTCAGGTAACGCTTGAGTAAAAGCATTAGCCTGTTGGTTCTGCTCCTGAGTAGACATTGTGCGTCTAAGCAAATCAGCTTCGACAGTCTGCAACGCATATTGCCAACGTGCCTCTGGATCTGTTATGCCCATTGCACTTGCCCGCTCAATAGCTTTATGGGCGATTTCTCCCTCAACGCTCCATTTTCCATCCTCGTCATAAAGCCAATCTCGGTTTTGATCTTCAAGTGTGGCAACGTATTGCTGTCTACCAGCCTCTTCCAGCTGACCTGACACAATCTGTTCTGCCTGTTTTGCAGCCATTTCCTGCACCATCGGCCCGAGTGCGTCTTCAGGATTAGCCAAAAACTTCTCGGCAAACTTCTGCTTGTATTCCCACGCATCAGTAATTGATTCCCTAGCGTCTAATGGTGCGTTAGGGTCAATCGTGTCTCTGCCGTTCTCATCCTTGATGATGTATCGAGCATGTCGATCAGAGATAGTCGGAGGATTCCACCAGCTTTCCTTCACTGGAGCCTGTGGAACAGGTGCCTGTTGTGGTGGTGGTTGTTGTGGATGCTGCGGTGGATTGTTACGTGCAGCCAACCAATTCTGGTATTCCGTGCGATTATTTAAGTATTCTTGGGCAGCTGGCATGATCTGCTGATACTGAGATAACGCTTGCGTAGCCTTTTGTTCCTGTTGATAAGCTTGGAACAAACGCTCTGCAATAGCTCGATCGTCCTGCTCTTTAAACTCATCAATCTGCTTGAAAGCACTCCATACCGACTCGGGTTGGGGCGCAGCCTGCTGGTCCTCCATGACATCCGGTGTCGTGCCCTCTGGAGCTGGAGCCTCTGCTTCCGAGACTTCACTACCAATCTCTTCTGGTATTTCGGCCATGTCTTCATCGCTCATATCTACCCTCTCCTCTGTGGTTGTTCATTCGTCAGTCCCTCCAAAACCAATATTTCAGCCAGCTCCTCTGCGAATCGTTCCACGCTTTCCTCACCGAGCTGCCAACAAAACGCATGTAGCACTTCGTGTATTGTGACCTCAAGCCGACGCTTTTCAGATATGCCTTCTTGGATTCGTATCGTCTTTTCTTCACGATCACAATCTCCATCATGACCCGGAATGAAGTTGTCTACGAAGGTCCACAACTCATCGTTGATGGCACGTTTGCGGCCCTGTGGCAATTTTACCTTGCGTCTGTAACCAAACAAAACTTGTTTACCTACTGAATACTTCGGTCGCGTAGGTCACTCCATTGCTACCCTTCACGATACCAATGCCTACATACTTCCAGCTTGAACCCATGCGGTTGCGTCGATGACCAGAAGAGTTGTGCCACATTCGATCAAACGTAGAAGCACGACCATCACTGTGCATTGCTACGTTCTCAGCGTACTTACCACCACTGTGGTACATGCTTCGACGATTAGCTTGATTAAGACTCCAGTTCCGAGCGAACTTCATCATCTCAACCTTAGGCTGTAAAGGACGAAGACCTGCCGCTCGACGGCGTTTGTTCAGTAAATCAAGATCAGTGTATTCCGAGAGTGTTCCAATCGTCGTCTTTACGCCATTCTTGATGACGACCAAACGCGAGACTGGCTCCGCTGCTACAGCAAACGAACAGCAGCAAACCAACAACACCGTTAATAAACATCGCATGTGGCAACCTCCATGCTTTCTTTATGGTTCCAACTACCATAAATCACTACAAGGAGAATCATTTATGAGTATATTTGGCACTGGTGGTGGGGGATTTGGGCAGGTTTCTGGTGATGTGGCAACACGGCCTGACATGCCAGCAACGCAGGCAGACACAGACCAGCTATTCGATAACACCCGCACCGCAATCCGTGCGATGGTCAAGGATGTCGCAGCCAATACAGATACCCAATTCTTTGTAGGAAACCAATTGCTATCCGGCGAAGGCATGAGCGAGGACGCTATCGATGCTGCCACCGATGACTACATGAATGCCGTGCTCACTATCCGCAACGGTACAGAGGATGGAGGCGAACTCGCTAATGCCATTGATGCGGTCGATGAACTTTATGCAGTCATGAAAACAGGTGTTGATCAGCACCAAGCGACGAATGTGCCAGGTATATCAGCTGATGATGCTTCCTTTAACCCATACGCACTGGGTCCCGGCGACCAGAAAGAGTATGGCATTTACAAGATGGCTGAACAGCTACTAGCCGGTGCACTTGATCGACCAAACCCAATGGACTACAGCAATCCTGTCAGGATCAATCAGCCAGACACAGATACCGGCGAACGATACACCGAAGCACTAACACGGCTGGCACCAGACCGTACCGAACAATCCAATGCCATCGAATCAGATACGCCCTTGATGAAACTTGTACAGAGTTACATGTACGAAACACCAGAGGCACGAGCTGAAAGACTAAACAATCAGTTTACCGGATATTTCAATCAGCCGGATCAGTCGCAAGCAAGTCATGCACTCGGAACTTTCTTCGATGAAGGTACGGTCATGAACACCCTTGCCGGTAACAATAAACGGCAACGACCGATACTAGGCCAAACACTCAATATCCTGCAGGGGATTGTCAACGCTCCGTTTGATGCACAACGGTCAGAGCCAGTGGAAGCTGATCGCTTTGCTCCAGAGAAGCAAGACGGTGGCGACTATGCACGACCACCATCGTACTGGATCGAGAAGCTTTTCCATGTTGATCCAAACGGCGCAACAAAGCTGGACAACTCAATTGCACGACAGGAGCGTAGGGTATCTGCACAAAACAACAGAGGCATACGCCCTGAAGGACTGTCACCACAAGAAGCGTCAGAGTTTCTTGCGGATCAAGAAGAAGCCATCAACCAAACTGAAACCATACAGCCCGTCGAATACTCTCAGTCGTTTGGGTCCAACCTCAGTCCAGGCCAGAACTTTGCATCTAACCTGTCGTGGGAATGGCTTGATCCATCCATACTGCTAACCGGCGGGTACCTAAAGGCAGGTCAAAATGTAGTAAAAGGTGTCTTGTCCAATTTAGCAAAGGAAGGACTGTCAGAAGCAGTATCACCACTTAACGCAGCCATGATCGCACCAGCTGCACCAGAAGGATTCTTTGATCCATCTTCAAAGACATGGACGGAGAACATGCCAAAGCAAGCACCGGAAGGCACAACATCAAAGGAACACTATGAGCAACGAACAGAAAAACAGCGAAGAGGAGACGAAACCCTCAAGCGTCTCCAGTCTCAACGGCGTACTCAAGGCAACTGAGAAGTACGGAGTATCGCTAGTCTTACTACTGCTAGTAGGCTACGGATGTTTTAACTACGTCCTGCTACCAATAGCTCAGCGATTCGCCAGCTCCATCGATAGAGTGTCCGCTGTTAACGAAGATCTACGAGACAAGATCACAACCATAGCTACACAGAATGGACTGGCCTTGATAGAGCTGGAGTCGGATATACTGGAGGTTAAGAAGGTTGTGAACCAGCTTGAGCGATACTTCCTAGCTAAATCAGCAAAAGAATCACAAGAAGAAGTTCAATACCCAGTACAACAATACTCTCAAAGAAGAAGATGGAGACGATAATTATGAATCCACACATGCCTAGACAAGAAGGTGCCGGTGACATGCGGAAGAGCATGGACCCGTTCACACCAAACCCAATCGCAAGGCTTATCGACGATAGCGACAGGACTGCGATACAGAACTACGACAAAGCCGCATCAGGTGGAGAACTTGTAAACGGAGTGCATGTTGTTCCAGGATCCATGCGATTCTATGGCGGAATCAAGGAACCAGCAGATCCCGTTGACGAACAACAAGCCATAGCAGTTCGACAAAGGGATTCTCTCGAACCTACATGGTTTAACGGAGAAGCAAGTGTGCAGGTAATGCCAGGTGGTGATCCATTGGCAGAAGAAAAAGCAGTTGCCACACAGAAGAGGATTCGAGACCTCCAAGCAATGCTTGCGAATTACCGTGAACTTGATGGAGGACTTCAAGAGCCATACAGTGCTTGGAACCAAGACGAGCCAAGCGTGCAGATAATTCCAGATCAGCCAGCACCTTACGGACCGCAACAACATTACCGCAAGGGACAGTCAGCCGAATGACACAGTACATAGCACACCTCATTATGCCGTATTACCTGCTCGTCGGAGGATACAGCACTGACGTAAACGATATCGATGCATGTCATCAATACATCGATACGCACCTGACACAACAAGTCGAAGTGCAAGAAAAACCAGACCCACGTCTCGTAATGTACGGCGTATGCCTCAAAGAGTACACCAAGACTAGAAAGGAGTATCAAGATGCCCGACGAGAAAGCAGTCAGCTCGAAGACCAGCGGTAATCCAGCTGACACAAAGAACGGAAGACAAGCAGCTGCCGAAGTTAAGATGGCTCAGTGCCATAAGGGTGGGAAATAATCCTGCACCCATTCTTGTCCAACTCGTCATCAGCACGGTCGTCGTAATGGCCTCCGTTGCTGATGATGACAGGACCACCTGCCCCAGCGTAGTCAGGGAATACCCGATGCTCAATAAAATGAGCAGCCTCATCCCGAGTTAATCCCTCCGCACTCTCAAGATGCTTGACCATTGACTCATACTCGTACACAGGGCGTTTAGGAAATAGGCCCACTGTGTAGCCAGTAAGTGCTCTGTCAAATCCCTCGATGAATCGCACAGAAGGATTAAGCAACTTCAGTTCGTGCACTAGATTGCGAGATTCCATTGATCTTACCATCGGCTTCCGTTTCGATGAGATGAAAATTAGGAGTCTTTCGTATCAGCTGTTCCGGCCATCCAGCAGTCCTAAGCATTCCGACTAATGACGCTGCAAGTTCACGAAGCTGCGGTTCCATGAGGGTCTCCAAGAGGTAGAGAGAAAGTTAAGGGACATAGATATTTGTGGTCTCGAAACCTCACCCTGCGACAGTGGCTTTTGGCTAGCTGCCGCAGGGCTTGGTCCCTAGCAAGGAAACACCTCAATATCTAGAACGCACCGGCAAACTCATCCTGACTTTGCCCCTTTGGTGCGAACCGTAAACTTACCCCCACATCCTCCGCAATGCAAGTGGGTGATATTTTCTTCACCCCATTACGGTCCTCATACTCGTCAAACTCTAAACGTCCCGACACGATAAGGCGATCCCCCGCTTTCACCTTAGCTGCCACAACGTCGGCCATCTCGTCAAAACAGATGACATTTACCCAAGATGTCTTAGTCTCCCCCGTCTTCGCATTCTTCATGTTGCTAGCAACACTAAAACGACACATAGGCTTACCAGCCTTCGTATCTGACAACTCAGGTTGACGACCACAGTTACCGACGATTGTTGCCTTTATCATAAAAGGTCTCCTAGAAAGGTTCTGAAACAATAACCAAAGCATACAAAGCTGGAGATCCTGTGGCAACAAAAGTTTACCTATGATGTATCCAGGCAGGTTCCCTACACCATAAATCATGAAAGGAGAACATTATGCCAGTAACATACAAGAAAGACGGAGGTCAGGATATGAATTGGGCACAGCAGCACTACAAACGTGCAAAGCCAGCGGAGAACACCAAAAAGGTGTCACGGCTGGACGAACACACGACAGCCAGCACCTAGCCCCCCGAAACATCAATTACAAGAATTTGCCGGACCACCATCTGAATGCACAAGACAAACAGATCGTGCAACAATATACCGGGAATCAAGCAGCCCAAACCTCTATGCCAACAAGTCAGCCAGCTCGAAGTCCAATCAGCAACCTCAACAAATAGGAAAAATCCGTGCCTACACCCGGAAATAAATACCGAAAAGACGGTGTGACGTACACCAGCTCAAACGACATGATGGCGATGGACTACTACAAACGAGCAAAACAGGATGGCTCGCACGCACTCGCTGCGAACGAGGAAGAGAGGCGGGTAGCAATAAAGAAGGCATACCTAACGGACTCGACTATACGAAGTTGCCACAGCACCATCTGAATGCGAACGACAAGAATCTCGCAGCCTCTCATGCCAACAAAGGCAGCCCCCTGCGTAACATGCTCAAATAGTGTGCAACTGGGATTGGCCCTCGCCCATAGACGATGAAGACCTGGATGAGGATGAAGGTCTAGGTGCACTAACGCTCGGGGATTTTGACTGAAAATGCCTGAGGGGGGACGAACGTATATATAGGGGCCGAGCGGGGGGCAGGCGGGTGCTTGGGGATTGAGCAGAGCGGCAGGCCCGTACACCCCGTTTAAAAGCGTTTTTAGGCGGTCAACATTGGCTCCATTGCTGACTATTTGAGCAGTCGCACGCTCTAGCGATCTAGCAAC